CAGGTGTACGTATTTTTGTACTGTAAATTGCGATAGCGCGTCGCACATAAATTAAGCCTCCGGTACTGGATCAGGCTGCGGTGGTTGTGGCATTACTTCGCAAGTGCCGTTGTAGTACCACCAAACATCGGCAACGCAATCATTCGGGCAGTCAGTCCAGAACAGCGGCGCAGCAACAGGAAATTCATTTTGCTCAACCTGCGCGATACGCTCACCGACGTTGCCTAAATAATCGGTCACTTGTTCCGTTGGAGAAATTAAAGCTTTCATCAATAAAACTCCTCAACAATAACAATACCCGACGCGCCTGTGCCACCGGACGACGTTCCCGCTGAAGTTCTTACTCCTGCACCGCTTCCGCCACCCCCATAAACAGGCGCTGTAACTCCAGCAGTATTTTGTCCACCCCCTAAAGTAGAAGAATAAAAAACCGCCGAACTCCCTCCATTACCACCGGTTACAGGTATCAATAATTGACCCCTTGTTCCAGCAACCCCATTAAAATTTAAACTTCCGCCACTACCACTACCCCCGGCTCCTCCTGCGCCACCAATACCCGGTGCGGTTGGAGTGGTGCCATTAACTCCATTTGCCCCCGCAGTTGCTGAACAAAATGCACCAAATGAATTTGTACCGGGACCCGCTGTAACTGCTACTGGGCCGGGAATAGCAGGGGCATCTAAATATGCAATAGCTGAACCGCCGCCACCACCACCACCGCCAGAAGTGGCTGGGCTTGTAGACGACCCTCCATTACCACCAGCCCCAACAACTGTAACTTTAATTGCCTTTAACCCAGCAGGTTTGGTCCATGTAGTAGGTGAAGCATAAGCATTCATTACATAACCACCGCCAGCCGTCGCTGCGGTGGTTTGTATGCTGTTGTCGGGAAACTGAACGCCCGTACTAATAAGCGATGTTGGCATTATTTGATCTCCTTCTTCAAACTATTAAGCTCATCACGAAGTTCTTTGATTGCTTCCACAATAAGCGGCAATGCTTTGTCATATTGAATTGTCATATATTTCTCATCAATCGGGGCGGGTACAACAATCTCAGGCAACACCTTCTTCATGCTTTGCGCAGACACGCCAACTTCTCGCTTGACTTCATACCCCAACGTCTGTGCCGTTTCATTAGCCTCATAATAAAAGCCGTCCAACGAACAGATTTTATCGAGTGCGTTTTCTATATTGCCAAGTCGGGTTTTGAGCCGGTCGTCGGAGTAATGTGCAACGATGTCGCTAGTAGCGCGAATTTGTCCTGCCGTGCCTGATGCGGCGGTGTTTACGCCGATAGAGTTGAACTGCACGTTACTTGACGTAGCTACCGCCTGCCCAATAGCAATCGTAATACTGCCCGTACTGTTAGTAACTGTTATGCCGGTCCCTGCTGTTAAAGTCGCCTTGGTCAGAGTGTTGCCTGTGGTGTTGCCGATAAGCAGTTCACCGTTGACGTACGAACTTTGTCCAGTGCCGCCACTTGATGGAAGTAAAACAGCCGCAGTGTCGGGTACTATATTTGTGCCGTCTGAATAAACAGAGCGTTCTGCCGGATACGTCACAAATACGTCTTTGGTACCTGCCGAGAATGTAGTTTTTGTTGGCGCACCAGCACTTGACGCAAGTACTGTGTCACGAGATAGCGTTGTACCCGAAGCGGTATAAGTACCAATACCTACTTCCCACTCACTCGTACCCTGTCCGGCTATAGTGTAGAACGTAGTATTACCGTTACCAATAACGGAGAACGCCTGAAACCCTGTGACAGCACCGAGAAGCGTAACAGTGCCCGTACCCGTAGTAGTGGTAGTTTCTTTTACCCGGTCTGCTAGTACTAACGGCATTGTCTACCTCAAACTGTGTCTATTACCTGCCAATCACCGGGTTCATCTGTATTTATAACGCCCCAGCCCGGTGCTGTATTAGTATCTATGTCTTGCCACCCCGTCGCTGTGTCTGTATCAACCAGCCCCCATGCAGGTGATGTGTTGCTATTTATGTTCTGCCAGTTCGCATTTTGCGGGTCATTGATAAGCTCCCACAAGTACCGCGAGAAGTTAGAGTCAAAAAATCTAGCCTGCTCTTGTAGCGAAGCAAGTAAATTCGCTGTCGCTACTTGTATATTAGCTACCTGTACATCCTCGTCAATATCCGCCGCAAAATCAGCTTGCGCTGCTTGTGTATTACTCAAGTTAGCTTCTTCAGCAACCGCACTTGCAAAATCAACTTGTGCTGCTTCAACGTCACTAAATTCCGCTGTTTCGTTCTGCGCCGCATTAGTTATTACTGTAGCAGCATTAACTGCATCAAACTGCGCATCCTCGTCTATATCAGCACTAAAGTCGGCCTGCGCTGCACTTACTGCACTTACATTAACCTGCTCATCTTGTGCTGCTACAAAATCCGCCTGCGCTGCTTCAGCACTACTTACATTTATTGACTCACTACGCGCAGCAGATGTAATACGTATTGCTGTATTCGTAGCGTCAAACTGAGCATCTTCGTCTATATCTGCCAACACATTAATCTGTGCTGCGGCTGCTACACTTGCATCAACCTGCTCTGCTTGCGTCGCTGCAAAACTAGCCTGCACTGACTCAGTTGTAGCGGCGTTTACTTCTTCTGCTATGTTACCAAATGCAGTCTGCGCCCCAGAGACCGTGCTCACCATCTCAACACGGTCTTCGACAACATTAACAAGTACCGCAGAAGCAATGTTTAGATCGTACGCCTCTATAAATTCATCAATGGCTGCTGCACCTAAAATAGCTGCGTCTACTGCACTACTGACATGCCCTTCTTCGGTTATCAACCCGTTAGCGGTCTGAGCACCGGATACCGTTGCGTTAAATAACCCGGACTCGGCTACAGCACTTACAAAGTTGGCTTGCACCGCAAATGCGGCACTAAAATCGATTTGTTCATCGACAGCCGCAAACGCCGTTTGTAGCCCGGATACTGCGGCATCAAACTGTACGTCTTCGTCAATCTGCCCATCAAATATTATTAGTGCTGCAAATGCTGCACTTACATCTACAGACTCATCGCTGTTAGCAAAAACAAAGCGTTCATCATCAACAACGGCGCTAAACTCAACTTCTTCAGCTATTGCCGCATCAGCAGTTTGTAGCCCGGACACTACTGCGTCAAACTGCGTATCCTCATCGATCTGTCCGTCAAAAATAACTTGTGCGACAAAAGTTTCGCTGGCATTAACTTCTTCGGCTATTGCTGCTAGAAGCGTACCAATACAGCTTTCTACCGACGAGAAGTTTGCTGCTTCATCAATATTAACAAAGAAGATTTGCCCGCCGGTTACGGGTAACGCGGAAAAAGGCGCTTCTGAAAGAGCCGAAAACCCAAACATGCGCCTTTACCTTTTAAGCAGCAGTCAGTTGCGCCTCATCAAACCAACGAGATTGCACAGCACCAGAAGTATCAGTCCATGAGATCAGATACTGCACATCACCATCTTCAGTCATGCGCAGAGCCTCAACCGGACCTTGCGGCACCACGACATCTAGCTTTACGGTGTCACCTTTTTTGAACATGGTAGCCATAATTGCTCCTCAATTAAACAGCGTCAGCCGAGAAGGTGTAAGTGACGTTTAGCGTATCGCCGCTTGCCACAACTTTGTCACCGCCTGTAAAGTCGCCTTCCGAAAACAAAATGCCCGAAGTACCAGAAGCAACGGTTGCCAAGAACGCACCTGCAACAGTCGTGGTGTTGTTGATATTAAATACCGCTGGGCTACCAGAGTTATCGATAACAGACGGATCAGCCAGAGTTGGAGTACCAAAAGTTACTGCTTTACGGTTACCAGAATAGTTGGTGTCTTCAGTCCAACCACCATGCGTTGCCAGCGTATCACCTGCGACGTACGTTGTACCAGAACCGGGGCCGTTGATCAGGCCAAGATACCAAGCAGCGGTATAACCCGATGCCTTAAAGTATTTGTTATTCAGGTCTTGCAAACCTTCGTTAACGACGAGATTGTGGAAAGTATCTTCCCACTTCTTCACACCGTCAGGGCCAAAGCACTCGACCTTAAACACACCACCTAGTTTCACGCGACCGTCGCTAGTCGTGAGTGCGCCCACGCCAGCCTGAACAGTCTCACCCATTTGCGATTTTGCGATAGGCATGATTACACTCCTCAAGGAAAACGAATTAAAGCCGTCGTTGCCGTATTCGCTGGCATGGTGACGGTATTACTGGTTGAAGTAAAAGTTTTGTCTGAGCCAAAGTCCAGCACAGCTACAGACTTGTTTGCTTGCGTCACGTTGTAGATCAACGCGCCACGCGCTGTAAAGTTGGCACCGGGCCACGACACATTATTAAAGTCTACGTATACCGTACCTGCGTTTGGGCCTGTGGTCTCTGTACTAATCGTAGCGCCCGTCATGACGACCCCACCTGCGGTATAGCCTGTGCCAACTACCTCATTACTTGTTGTGTACGCAGTGGTCAGCTGACCAATATCAGCAAACGCGGTGTACAGCGCCATCTTGAGCGTGTCCGTGGCGAGGTTCTGCCCAGCTTGGAGCATCTCCTGCTTGAAGCTGTTTGTCAGTCCCTGTTGGATCACGGCATCACCTTAATCTTAGCCTGACCATCACGATAAGCATCACCGCGCTCAAGACCTGTACCCAGACGGTTGAGTTGACTAAGCGCTTCTTGGTATTTTTTCTCGTACAAGGCAATCAAGTCCTGCTCACCTTTCAAGAAGGTATAACCTTCAACTAACGAGCCATACAGCAGCACGGGCGAATAGTTATCTCCAAGCCATGTGCGACCATCCGCCGCAACAGTAATTGACTCAGGATAGTAGTAATAATGTAGCTCTACGTTGTAGATACCATCGGGTGTCGGAGCAAGAATAAAACTTAGTTCGTCACTAATAATGCTAGAAGCCACTGTAGGCCCAAACAATGCGTAGTACTTAGGTAGCCCCGAATCACTTGGGTTAGGGTAAGCCGCCCGTAGGAAGTTCACATCCTTATTCAGCATGTATTCGTAGTTGCCATCCCCATCAATAACCGCCATAGAAAACACTGACAAAAAGTCAGATGGGCAAGACAAATACTGATTGCCGTTGGTCGTTACACCTGTGACGTTCTTACGCAGCGCAGGAATCTGCACCGTGTTATAGACGCGCTCTTCCGCCTGCTGGATAAACAGGTCGATCTGTTCAGTACCGTCAGACGAAGTAGTACCCGTCCCTGCTACGTCCGTCCACGTATTTGTGGGGAAGTCGTTTTGCAGGTAATTCTTAACGGCAATAAACAGTTCGTTATACGTCACAGTTCACCTCAACCCATCGGGCCACGCGCCATTACACCTTTAGTAGCCGCGCCGGTACCACGAATCTTGATGCCGGTCGTCTTGGCTTCTTTGTAGTTACCTTTGGAGATGCCCGCAACTGATGGGTTCATCTCGGTCATGACTTTTGCGCCCGCAGTGTAAGTAAGTTCTGCTTTCTGTGGTGCAGGTTTGATCTTATCCATAATGTCTCCTCAACCAGTCTTCTGGTTCATCGCACGTGCCATGTTGCGCCCGTACTTCTTCATCTGCTCAGAAGTTACGCCGCCTTTTGCCATGCCCTTGTGCATACGCTTCTCGTGGCCTTTGACTGCCTGCTCAGCGA